GGAACTTGCGTTCCCAAATAGCATCTGTACACCCTTCAGCGAGACCTATGATCAATAGGACCCCTCTCTGATTTCCGCAGAGCTATTAAATTTCATTGGATAGAAGAGTTTGGACTCTTCTTACTGGTGATATTAAGTACCAGCCCAAATAAAAGTAAAAGCCCTAGGAAAGCTAGGTATTAAGTGCCACTATAAATCTAAACAATAAAACATGGAAAACAAACTACTAACTTACTTGAAATTATTCAAGAAATTAACGCAATTTGTTTTCTTGTTTTACTATAAAGATCTAGAGCTACAAGGTCGGAATAGCCTAACCAGACGGATTCTATATAAAACAAAAGTAATGATAGAATCCCAAGGGACCTTAGCTGCGGCGACCTACATAAAATTATGCAGGCTTGCTATAACTAAGACCCTATCTGGTGAAGAACTAGACCGCCCTTTTGGAATCAGCTTGGCTAAGGATAATCTTCCTTCTCTACTACCTGCCTCCGTAAGGAGACGGATAGTCGAGGGAGATAAACTCCTGATATCATGAATACTAACCGTTTTACAGGTCAGTAAACTTATAAAAGGAGATCCATCAAAACTCAATATAGAGACTATTATAGAACCGGGGTCGTATAAGGATACAATCCCTCAGTACCAAATAGCACTCGTAATGAATAAGATGGGCCTTAGTAGGGGTTCAACAGAACTTGCTTTTAGCGGGTTCAGTTGAATCTCCACAGCTGGTCCCAATGGTTTATCAATCCTCAGGTCTATGGAAGATCTTTTAAATCTCCCACAAACCTTGCTTGATAGTTGTATCACACTGAATGGAGGTACAGATTCGTACTTCGCTAAGTGTGTTCTATCTTTAAAAGCGTTCTTAGAACATTGTCATGCGATGTACCAAAATATTTTTAGTATAAAGCCAGCCAAGTCAAAGAAACTTAGAAAGATTGCTATCAAAGCCGATAAAGAAGGTAAAAGTAGACCTTTTGCGATATTCGAATACATTAGTCAGATGGCCCTTACGAGCCTTCATGACCGCGTATACGAGATTTTAAAAGGGATACCTCAAGACTCTACATTTGATCAAAATGCAGGGTTTAGAGACATTCTTTATGGAGGATTCAGCTTCTACGCATCGTTCGATTTAAAAGCCGCCACAGATAGATTCCCGATTGCCTTCCAAAAGAGGGTAGTCGATCATCTACTAGGCGACCAAGAAAAGAGCGACGCGTGAGAGCACATCATGACAGCTTACCCGTTCTCACTACCAAATGGAAAGGAGATAAGGTTTGCGACAGGTCAACCTTTAGGAGCCAAAAGCTCCTGAGGGGTTTTCTCATTGTCACACCATATCGTCGTGCACATAAGCGCACTCCGAATTGGGATGATTCTTGATAACCTGCCATATCGTCTCCTAGGAGACGATATCGTCATAATGGATGAACCACTAGCCGAGAGCTACTTAAAAGTTATGACTGAGCTCGGTGTTGAAATTTCAAAGACAAAAACGCACAGGGGTAAAACCTTGTTCGAGTTTGCTAAGAGATTTGCATACCGCGGCTCAGAAATCACACAGTTTCCAATAACAGGACTTATAGAGAGTATAAAGGTATACTCTTTATTTGTCCAAGTCTTGGAATCTGCCCGTGAGAGAGGTTTCTTGCCTCTTTTCGTACAGAGCAGCTCTCCTACCTTCTGAGATGAAGTCGTGAAGCTTCAAGTATCACCGAAAAAGAAAAGGTTATACACCTATCTTTTAGAGAAATACAAGAAATTCGCGCTACTTCCTACATCATCTAAACCTTTTATGACTAGAGTCCAGGATTTAATAACCCTGGCTCAAGCATCATACAAGATTAGTGATGTCTCTCTCATCGACAAAGCGCTTTTAAACGCCATAATCGAAGTGAGGGAACGGGAAATAGACAAATTAGTATCCAAGAAAACGAAATACAACCTTACGGTTCAATCGCTTCTTGGGTCTATTATGTTCTTCATCCCATATGATCGAATCTCTGTATTGCACCGGGAATTTCTACCGGTAGTCTCGGCACTAGACAAGTCGACAGCTCTAAAAGCTGACGTGCTTGTTAATGTGAGAACAATACAGTCCGGGTTAACAGCCTCTGAAACGTTGGAGACAGACCCTATTCGGCCTGTCCCCTCGTTAAAAGGGCTGCAACCTATTCGTCCTAATGAGGTTATTGCTAGATCCAGATCAAGTCTCTTGAAGCCACTACTAAACCAATTACGGATTATAGCAGCTGAAGAGACAGTGAAACAAGAAACGAACAACTCCACTCAAATAGAATCTTAGGATTCGGGGAGAGTGAGA